CAAAGGTGATATATTGTTTATGGATGTTCACAAGTTACATGGCAATCTTCCCATGACACCAGTTGATAAAAATGCGCGTCGCCTTTCTATTGTATGTTATTTAAGAGAGAATGTTTGGAAACGTACAAAAGGAAAGAGTGTTGCGTTTATGAAAAAACATAATGAACTCATTCGTTCCGTAACTAATATCAACAAAAACCCCAAACATAACCCCAAACATAACAAGACACATAACAAGACACATAAACATAACAAGAAACATAAACATAACAAGACACATAAACATAACAAGACACATAAACATTAAAACAACATATATTCACATACTTATATAATCTAATACCAATATTTATTATACGATTGGTATTAGTTGAAAATTAATTAATAGGGAGTCTCGTCTCGTTTTATACGTGACATGCGAACTTCGGTCATTCCATTATCCCTTTGGAATATACTTACGTAACCCGGATAATTTTTTTCTAAATATTTACTGGCAACTCGGTTGGCAGTCAGTCGGCCTTCTGTTACTCCTAATCCACCAGGTGCATGTTTTTTGGCTTTTATGGTAATGTCATTGAACCTAACTACCCCACCATCTTTGATAAAGTATTTTATACTTTGTTCGTAATCTTCTTTCTCTTTTATCTTTGATGACGGTTGTATTGCGGTTGTCTTGCGATTGATAAAACCGTATAGTGTTCCTATGATAAATTTTAAGTCAGTCGTGGTTGTTTTTTTCATAAAAAATGGATTATGTACTGGATAAATCCCCCATATTTTGAGTTTTTCATTTTTTAGCGTCATAAACGCATCGTTAAAAAATACATGAACGTTTTTTATCTTTGTTAATTCCTTGTCAGTTTTTTTACGGAATAAACCTTCTACATCATCATCAATTGAAACTATTGCTTGATTTTCGGGATAATGCTTGATTATAAATTTACGTTGTTCTGTAATGCCCAACTTACCAACCACTATTTTACCATACATATTTTTGGGCACACTTTTTTTATATTTTTTTTCTTCTTCTTTATTGGCTACAAATATATGAATCGCATGTTTTGGCACACCCCCATCTATTAATGTTGTAAGTGATTTTTGGACAATGGATTCTGAACGATTATATGAAGGAATTGCTACTACATATTTACTCATCGGTCTTTTTTTTTGCGTCTTTCTATTTGTACTTTTTGTACTTTTTGTATCTTTTTTTCTATTTACAATGGACATTATACCATATATTGCGATTAAAATAAATCATAATAAATTATTCATGTAATTTTTTACAGAGTGGAATAAAAGCTTCACGCCATTCTAAACTTTTATATGTATGTGTTAACTCATCACCATGTACAATATCTTTTGTTGCATATATTTCAAATCTATCTTCATCAAAATATCTAACCATGCGTGTATTTGATTGATGTTCTAATCCTGAATTATAAAATGCCGCACAACCTGACGCAAACGCCCATGTATAATTTGGCAAATCATTTGACCATGTAAAAACAAATGGATTTTTCATACCATTAAACGCTCTATTATTATCGTCACTTAAACGACGCATTAATCCCATTTCAACTAAATCTCCATTTTTTATATTCATATTCGCAAATGCTCCGTCAAATGAATTTTCTGGAGTAGAAAATGTAGATATATCAACGTATACTCTAGAACAGTCTACATTTGTCATTATGTGTTATAAGGATAACTATTTATGTAATAATCAATAATGAATATTCATTAATCAATCATGAATATTGTAAGTTATACAGTTTTGACATGAGTTATATAACTCATTGCGTTTTATTTGTGTTTCTCTTTGTATTTCAGCACGTTTTTTTTGTTTTTCGTTCTCATAATGGTGTAATTTTCGGATACGCTCTATAGTATTTTCATATCTTAATCGTGGTGACAATTTGGATTGCTCCGTCTTGTAATCATCAATGTCCTTCATATGTTGGTCTGCCATTTGTTTTTTTAGCCCTTCTTGAACATGTGTTAGATCTAAATCCATAATACCTTTATATCCCTCAACAATATCTTTCACGCGAACATTGTTTGGTTTATTCATACTATTACGTCCTTGAAATATTATTATATAATTAGTAATAATAATATTTTATTTATTAACATCATCTTTATTCATAAATATAGTAATTGATCTCAATAAAATTGAAGGATTTATATTAATATATAGAATATAATAATCACAACACAAATATCTATATCAAATGAATGATATACGAGAGTTTTTTAAAACTAATGAAAATGAAAATGAAAATGAAAATGAAAATGAAAATGAAATAACAAATGTACTGTCAGATTTAATTCATAAAGAAGACGGAATTCCAAAAAGCATACCACCTAGTGCTAAAGGACAACGATGGACAGTTGAAGGAGAGGCTCAGTTATTAGATGAAATTAGCAAAAATATATCTATTTCAAATATTGCGAAAAATCATAATAGAACATATGGTGGTATTAAATCACGTATTTTGGAAATTGCTTGTAAAATGGCGAGCAATGATATACCTATGGAAGAAATTATACAAACCACAAAACTGGATGACGCTCAAATTAATGAAGCAATGGAGAAAAAAAAGTATTATAAACAAAAAATGGAAGAAAATAAACAGATAAAAGATAAGATCAAAGCCAAAGCAAACCCCAAGACCAAATCAAATGAAAATACAAGGAATGAATCGTTAAAACAGAAGAAAAACAGTACGTCACCCGACGACGCCAAGCAATCTGTTACTAGAAATATTATAAAACATAAATTGTCTATAGAGCAAGAATGTGCTTTACAGCAATTTGAAAACGGTGATAATCTATTTATTACCGGCGAAGGTGGGACTGGAAAAACACTGCTTATTCGTCACTTAGTTAAATCATCAATTCATCATGGTCGTAAAATACAAGTATGTGCTATGACGGGCTGTGCAGCTCTTTTATTAGAATGTAATGCTCGCACGATTCATTCATGGAGTGGAATACGATTAGGAAAAGGAGAAATAGAAGATATTATAGAAAGTATTGTCTATAATCACGTGGCTAGAAATGCTTGGCGAAATACTGATGTTCTTATTGTAGATGAAGTCAGTATGATGTCAAAACGCACATTTGAATTATTAAATGTAGTCGGCAAGCGTATACGTAAATGCTATTCAAAACCATTTGGTGGTTTACAAGTAGTATTTGTTGGTGATTTCTTTCAACTACCGCCTGTATCTATGAATAATGCTCAAGAAGGGGAAGACATGTTCTGTTTTGAATCAGACGATTGGCTACATACATTTCCAATGGATAATCATATCGTATTAAAAACTATGTTTCGTCAAGATGATTCTGTGTTTCGTAGAATACTTGGTAATATCCGCATGGGAAATGTTGTGGCAGAAGATGTCAGCGTTCTCAAGAAATATATAAATAGAACATTTGATTCTGAAAAATATCAGGGAATTATTCCTACTAAATTATATCCTACAAAAAATAAAGTGGATAATGTAAATAGAGAAATGTTTCAGCAATTAAAAGGAGATAGTTATTCATTCCAATTTGTTACTAGGAGTAATTGCGATAAATATATGGATGGTTCTGATAAAGAAATTCCTTCAATTGTATTATCCAAATGTCGCAAAAACTTAACTCCAAAAAAAATGGAATTTGAAAGTGCTACTCTCGCTAATAATAGCCCTTGTGTAAAAACACTTGAATTAAAAATAGGTGCTAATGTGATGTGTACTGTAAATTTGGATATTGACAACGGTATTTGTAACGGCTCAATTGGGAAAGTAGTTGATTTTATTGAAGATTCTAAAACGCAAACCAACTTGGTTCCAGTGGTATTGTTTTCAAATGGATATAAAGTGGCCATGAGTATAAAATACTGGCAATCCGAAGATTATCCTACAATCGCAGTTGGTCAATATCCACTATGTCTTGCTTGGGCTATGACGATTCACAAGATTCAAGGAGCAACTCTATCTATGGCAGAAATAGATATAGGTAGGGGAATCTTTGAATGTGGTCAAACTTATGTAGCATTATCACGTGTAAAAAATATGGAGGGATTATATCTTTCCAACTTTGAACCCAATAAAATAAAAACGAATAAAAAGGTTAAACAGTTTTACCAAGATATTCCTGAAGTAGAATATGAAGTAGAGGAAGTAAAAGAGGAAAACGAAACATTAGAACCGGATGAATATATAAATGACGAGAACCTTGCCGATTTTACAAAATTTACAGCACCTAACAGTTAATTATATTATATTTATAATTGTAATTGTACCCCAAATAAAGGATATTAACTATAATGATTTTTATATGGGTAATACTATATAAAAATCGGTAATTGAAATGTAAAACAAATATTAAATCAAGTTAAATTAAACTCCAAACGCTTTTGTTAAATGGAGAAACCAATATTTCAGGTATTTTTCTTCTCCAATANTCNACTTGTTTCTCCTCTTTAATNTCCTCCATTGTTTTTGGATATAGTGGCTCTGTTTTCATCATAGCCATCTCTGTATCAGTAATCTTGGGTTTATATCCAAAACAATTTNCTCCGAATTTTACATTTTGATTCGCAATATATCCACCATTAATACCGGNACGTCCACAATCATTTTCATGACCTTCTATGGTTTGTAATTTATTCCAGGTTTCCTTCTGTGTGGGAAAAAGAGCTAATTGTTTGTCAGACCAACCATAACTACACCATTCAGCACCATTATCGTATGATTTTTCTACTTCATCATACGTAGCTAATCGTGAACCATATGCTTTACATAATGATTCAGCATTATCATATGTATAATTATTTCCTGGAATATGAAATACCTGTTTTTTTTCTGTTATTTCTGGAACAGGGGCAATACCTTGGTCTGCTTCTGATTGTTCAACAGTCAATTCTAATGTTGGCTTATCCGTAAATAAATCCTTTAAATTAGCAGTCAAATTTATGTTAAAAAAGTATTGAAATCCGTTCAATACTAATATCGCAATTACGACGCCACCTAATAAAACAGTCAACATACTTGTTGATGAACCTCTATTTTCACCAGACATGGTTGTGGTTGCCGATTCATTTTTTCCTAAACTGGAAAATAAAAGAACGAATAATAGCACAATTACTACCAATAATAGTATGAATGGACCACCTAAACCTAGACCATTACTAAATTTATTATATTGAGAACTAGCAGGTCCCGTTTCAACCAGAGGAACTCCTAATATTGAATCATATGACATAATCATTATCTATATATATTTATTCATTATTTAATTTTTTGCGATAGAATAGACAATAACCAGAAGTATTGTTTTTACCATCAAATTTTACTTTTGACACATTTGTATCATTGAATAAATGCCATTCATTTGTACTGTCTTTTTTAGTGCGAACGGTTGCTGTATAATGACCTCCCATTGTGCCTCCACTATGATTACATACTCCATATAGCTCGTATTTACAATTTTTATTTTCGTATCCTTCTACAAAATCACTTAAATTCAATTCATCAACTTCAATGTCAATTGGAACCTGGATTTTTCTACCATCTGGTCTAAATCGCTTTAAATCAATTACCAATACTTTGGGTAGACTCCAAAATACAATCTTTCTCTCCACATTTTCTATGGTGTTTGTTTTTTCATTAAACCATCCGTTATCCCCTTCCAACTTCTCGCCACCACAGTATTTTTTAAAACAATCATGAACGGTTGACCCACCTTTTTCAGGCATTGGTAAATCTACAATAAAATAGGGTTCTGGTCTAGCACTCTTAATCTCGTTATTTTGAATTATTTGAGACACATGAATACCATAAAAAATGTCCAACATTTCTGAATACTCCTTACTATACATGTTTTTCATCATTTCGTAACATGATTTAGCCATTTCATCTTTTTTAGATTTTATTTCACCACTAATAACCATATCAACTTCTCGTCGCATACCATTATGAAACGTCTCTAATATAAATAATAGGAATTCCGGTAAATCATTTTGAGCATATCCTGTAAATATGTCGCGTTTTCGTGATTTGGCTACACATTGAATTGCCTTTATAAACCCACCTGGTGAAATTAACTGATCTTTTTGCCACATTAATTTTCTTAAATTATCCCATTCAATTAATAGTTTTGAATCTAATAAATAATCTTTATTATGATAAGCAGACACATTATCTTTATATGACCCGTTTCCTTTATCTAAAAACTTGTTTAATTCACGTGTATGACTTAATACTTGCATACATGAATTGATAAAACAGGTATTGCCTAAATTAGCTAATCCAGTCAATCCATTACCTGACATAATTACTAATATAAGCAAAAAAATGTTTAAACCAATTAAATTAACATTTAAATATATTTTAATTATGAACAATATATAGATTAAAATGGATAATCATTCACAATCAAGATTTAGAAACCGAATATTAGATATGTATAGCGACTTAATATCACTATCGCATAGTAATTTTAGACAAACCAATTACAATATACAGCAAATTGAGGGCGGTCTTAGGGAATTGTTGAGAAATGATGATGATTATATACAGTCAAATATACATGTTCCAGCGTTTAATAACAATGATTCCATAAATATTAATAGAAATATTAATAGAAATATTAATAGAAATATTAATAGAAATAGAAATGTTAATATAAATAATGATCATGTTAATTACAATTCATTATATACATCCAATGACTTGAGGCAACAAAATACATCAAGTCTACCTATCCCACCAAATAGTTCAGTTGGTTCTAGAAATATAAGACGTCCATATTCTATATGGACACCGCGTGATCAATATGGACCAACTGCTGAATTGTTCACTAGAGTATTCTCAAATGCCTTTAATACAACTGACAATTTAACACCTGTTATTGTAACACCATCTCTCTTACAAATATCTAATGCTACTGAAAATATAAATCTAGAGGAAGCGTCTGGTAATATATGTCCTATTACACAAACGCATTTTCAAGAATCAGATAGAATTACACGAATACGTCATTGTGGACATTGTTTTGTAGAGGGCAGTTTACATTCTTGGTTTGAGAGAAGTGTACGATGTCCGGTATGTAGATATGATATTCGTGATTATGTTACACCCGAACAACCAATTAACAATGAAGCGACAAATGAAACAAATAATGGCATGACCAATGACGCGACTAATAACGCGACTAATAACGCGACGACTGAAACAAGCAATCGATCAAATAGTGACATAAATGTAGATATATCCAATAATAGTAATACTATTGAACCAAGTATTGAAAATATGGTAAATATATTTACAACACAAGTATCAAATACATTACGCGATTATGTTACAAATAATGTTTCTAATGGCAACGACGATCCAGGAAACATTAATTTTGAATACGTAATTCAGACACCAACAAATACGTATACTACTTCATCTGCTGTTCCTACAAATACAGCCTCTACTATATTAAATAATTTATTTACTATACCAAATAGCAATAATGTCAATATTAGTGGGAATCGTAATCACAATCGTAATGCTGGAGAAAATGTAGATGAAGAAAGTGAGGAAGATGAACTAGATCTGGATACCTATAACGATGACGATGAAGTTGAAGATGTTGATGATGTTGATGACGCATGGAATAATAATACATACTAGTATCACACAATATATAATACAATATATTTAAAGTCACCATCATAATGACATATAATGATTGCGAAATGTTTTAATTATATTATGGATATTATTGTAAGAGCAAGACATATCGTTTTATTTTATATAGGATGGGTTTTTATTCATTATCTATGTTCTCAACTATATATTTATTTTTGCGCCCCATTTACATTGTATGGATTAATCATGTCTCCATTTTTGATTATGACACCACACTGTAATGCTTTTCGTTGGGTAATATATGAAGCAGGTAAAGTTTTATATGGTATGTGGATAGCAATTGGTTCATGGACAATTGCTAACATATTAACCTTAAAACAATAAGATATATACCTGAACATACATCAATTGTTAGAAATATAATATTTATTTTTGATAGATATTATATTCAATTTCAAATGTTAAAAGTAACCTATATTTATAAATACTTTTTAATATTGTCATTTCTGAATATTATTCAAATATGTATAGTATAGCTAGTTCTGCGATGTATTGATTTTACATTGTTGTACTAGATGAACATCATCCACCCTTCATTACGCTAAGATTAGGAATGAGTAAACTAGGACTAGCACCTCCTCAGCCACCACGCATTTTATATTTACGCGATTTATTACGTCTCTTTTTAGATGAGTGTTTTTTTAAATGTTTTCCAGACTTCTTTTTGTGTTGGGTCTTATTTGATGAACGACGATGCTTGTGTGAACTACGCTTGACACTCTTGGCAAATGGATTAGAGAGAGAAATTCCAAATAATTTCATTATACTATTACAATAGATAATTGTTGATACGACAATAATTATTTTACAAATAAAAATACAAATAAAAATATAGAAAATTCTATATTTTTATTGTTAGGTAATTGGATAATTAGACATAATATTTATTATTTCAATTCATTATTTAAAGAATGACGTAATACTCCTCACATTATTTTTCATATTATCTGTTTCTCTTAAATATTTATCAAATAACAATGCCTTCACTTCCTTATTACGTAAATCATTTATTTTCGCGTTTAATTTTTCACCATCTTCTATGGTATTTTTCAAGGTATCCACCTTCATTTGAAAGTTCCGTTTCTGTCGTTTAAACGCATCTATATCTTCTAGAACCAAAGCAAATACTTGCTGAACCGGTTTCATGATTTGATTTGTAATATAGAACGAATAATTCGGTCGTATTTTGTTCTTTACAATATATTCAGGATGTTCAATCTTATCACCCTGTAACGCTGTCTTGTTTTTCGTCTCAATATATACAAAGGGTATTCTATCACCACTACTTGGTTTATTGCCTGGATCACGTCTACCCATTCTATCTGCCAATACCTTATGAGCTATTTGTTTTGGATTTTTATAATTTGAACGTAGCGATTTGGTAATAATAAGTTTGTCCATTGGATATTTCTCTTCAATAATGTTTTGTAAACTAGTTTGTAGAAACTCCACCGCCTTTTGAATGTTCTTTTCTTTCATCAATATATCAATAATTCCTCCATACACATCCTTTACAATTGGCGCATTGTCACGACGCTTCAAGACAATTCCCATACTTTTACGACTTCCTTTATTTGGATCATTCTCATATAACATTCCAACATACCGCTTTTTTGAAAGGAGACAAAACGGCATGAACGTCTTTTCATACTCCAAATCATGTGGCTTCTTCAAGAATTTTGTCGCCATTTCACCAGCTTCCTTTGCTAATTCAATAGTGATTTCCAACGCCTTTTGACCACGAATTTCTTCACCCTCAGTTGTTTTCAAGTTAAAGGTGAAGAATACAGAATCGGTATTATGGACAATCATGTTTCCAATACCTGCTGCGAAATGATGATTTTCCGTGGTTAAATCATATACATAATCGTCGTATTCTATTTCCATCATTTTCTTGACAGCGTTGCCAACTTTTCGTTGTGCTCCTTTTGTAGCAGTAATACGATATATATTTTCCTTGTCCGCACGCGTGTTAATAGATGTTTTATACCCGATACTGTTCGCCAACCAACATATATGCGCTGCACTTATTTGACTCTTCTGATCAATTCTAGTATATCCATTCACATCTTTATCACCATCAGCATCATACATTCCCTCCCAAAATGCCTCACGAATTTCCTTGCTACCATTTAAGATAAAGTCGGGGATGATTTTACTTTTACCAACATACATACGGCTTCTATATGTTTCTATAAATCTACTCTTTCTACTATATACNTCACTATTAAATGTGATTTTATATACACCAGAACTTTCTATAGTATCATATATTTGCCAACTAAATTCAGGATAGCATTTACTACACAAATCAATATATTTATCCAATAATTCTCCGTCAGCATTATTCAATGCCCATGAAGCTTTTTTTCCACTTGGACAATTATAGACACCGCAACTTCCGTCACCAAAGAAGAATCCGTATATTTTTGCCATATCAACAGTCACTGTTTCATTCGTTGAATTATGCTCTAATGTCTTGTGAAGCAATTTCGTTCCAATTTCCACATCTTTTGGCGAAATTTCATTTCCGTCTTCTAAAATGAGCGAATGGTCATCGGTTACATCCACCATTCCAGTATGGGTTAATATGCGAATCATCTTTTTATGACTAGCCAGTTTATGACGAATTATACGATGTAATTTTGTCCACCCTTTATCAGTCCACGTTTCTACGCCATCCAATTCACAAAACTCTTTTTCCTGTTTTCCCTCTTCTGTACATACACTCCATTTATTACCACCATATTTCTCAGCCAATTTCTCCATCTCTACAATTTGTAATTCTCCATCCACTTTTATATATGTGGGTGTATACTTTGCTACACTATCACCATATACATACTCAGCGTTTGAATGAACCTTACCAAACTTGGTCTCAACAATAACATCACCATATGTTTCTTCAATTACTCGTTGAGCATATGTCAATAACTTACGTCCAGTTGAGGTACAAGAGGCGGCAACATCCTTCTCATAAAATGTACTCGTCTTGGCACCACATTGACCATACAATGAGTTTGCTGTTAACTTATAACTAAGTTGTCGCTTATCCAAAATATTCTTCATAAATTCGTCGGTTTGTTGTGGAATCATTTTTCTCGTTGCTTTTCTTGAAGCCAACAACTCCTCCAGAATGGATGGCATGATCGCCCGTCCTTCTGGAAATTGTGCGAAACGGCACACTTTAGTTCCACTATGTGTTTTCTCCGACTTACCTCTCGCATTAGAAATCCATTTAAATGTGTCATATTCTACATCTACGTATTCATATCGGGGCAAATTATCATAGATGAAATTTCCGCTACAATCCTTATCACCTGTTTCACGAATTAAATTGCCATGTAAATCGTATTCTTTTGTCCATACCTTACTATCATGTGACAAATTTTCACTAATCATAGATGATGGATATAGAGAACTATAATCAACACAAGCAACTGGGTTGTCCAGATACAAATTACATTTGGGGTCCAAAACAATAGCACCTTCATATCCGTCATCAAACATTGGCTTTTCTAATACAGGCATAAGAGTCTTTTTTTCTCTACATTTTTTCGCAATGTAACTTGTCAGTTTAATACCTTGACCACGCATGACTAAGAAGTTAATAGGAACACTACAAATTTTGGACATCTCTGTATAACCAGTAATAACGTCTATTTTATTCATCAAATGATGAACCAGATTACAATCCTGAATACAATATTTCGCAATAATGGCGCGTTCATCGGGACCTTCATTTGTCATGCGAAAGATGTCTTGAGGTGTAACGTCATCCTTGGCTAAACCCCATTTTACATGCTTTGTCATATCCGGCGTTTCAATACCTTCAATTTCAAATGTACCATCATCTTTGTTCACATTTAACACCTTGAACTTTTGTCCCTCCTTGTAATAATCAGTTGAATGACTCGTTTCCTCAAAATTTATATAGCTACCGTTTTCCAAACCGGATAAGTTTTTGCTGAAAATCTTGGTCACGGCATTACTACATTCATTATGACTATTGCTATCACTATCANTATCACTATCAACCTCGTGACTATGTTCCAATTTCTTCACGTCGTCTCCGATGA